TTTCTCTCCTATTTGTAGAATATGTGATTATTAATATAGACTGTTTCATTTAGCGATTCAGCCCAATAAGGATAAACACTATCGTTATGATAATGTGTTGACCCCTCTGTAATATCCGGATAAGCTCCTTGTATTACATCTCTCGCAATATGTAGAGATTTTAACCATGTTGGACTATCTACTGGGTCGTCAGATTTTCCATCACAGTACCAACTAAATTGGCATTGATGCAGTATTGGCGCCATATTACCTTTCCAATTTTGTTTTAATTTTGCTTGGTATATAACTCCACAAATTGAAGTTGGATAATTCATATGTTCTAATCTATTAAGTACTACATGAGCTACTGCAACTTTTCCAGCTAATGGCTGATTGCCAGCTTCAAAGTATATGTTTTGAGCCATACAATAAATATCATTGTTAGCATCACTTGCTTTTAATTGGCCTGGTAGTAACAATATAAACATTAACAACGCTCCAAATCCCATGCCATATAAAAACGCTTTAAACGGGTGCGTATTTTTATTCATTAATAATACCTTCTACCCAATTTTCTGCTGTATTCTCAGCATATCTTTCTGAATGATTGTGGACTTTTCTTGTTGCATGAAAATCAGTGCCTTCAATTAAATCAACTTCAAATCCAAGTTTTGTTTTATATATCTTTGCCATTCTATTATCTTTTTGATATTGATGGTATAATTCTCTTTCTGTCATATTAACTCCTATATGTTATTTTTAAACACGAATTCGATAGCTCGTGCAGCTTCTTTTTCTAAATCTCTTTTATTATACCAACCGCCTGTATCAGTATCTAAATCTCTACAGATATATTCGATTTCTTTTGGTGTAATTGGATATCCTTTACTATGAGCATTGCCAGCTGTTGTTAACATGATTTGATACATTTTTGCATACCAGCCAGTTCCATTGATTACTTTATATTCATCAACTTGTTTCTTATTAACGAAAGGACAATCACGATATGATGTCCATGTATAATTTGTATTGTTTAATTCGTTTCTTTTTCTTTCAAGTAAAGCTTTTTGTATTGCTTCAGGAAATCGATCGAACATTGTTTGATTAGGTTTAACGTATGGATATTGTTCCATAAGTTTATGTGGGTCCATAGTATCTCCATCATGAGAGAATATGAAGTTAAAACTGTTTTTATATTTAGCAGGAACATAATACATTCTGCTTAGGTCTTTGGTTTGAGCATCAGCAATATCGCCAATCTCTTTGTTTAAAGCATACCAAAAATGCTTAATGTCTTCTTTGTTAACGACATCAGTTAATGGAAAGACAAGTCTAAACTTTGGCGACTCAACTGTAGATGATGCTGTTGAATAACATACATAACGATACTTATCATACTTTGATTCAATATCTTTCATATCACCGCTATAATCATCAATATCAAGAATACCAAAGCCAGCCCAACCTACAACATTATCATTTGCACGAGTAGTACCAGTTTGATATATTGCAGGACTTAAAAGCGGAGCATCTTTCTTTGTAGGATATTTAGTCGACTCAGAAAGCTTATAGAGAATAGCCTCGAACTCGTCGAAACTATTGTAATCCATACGCTTATCTGTTTTGTTGTCGTATATACTATCGAATATTGTTAAACTTACCATGATTTCCTTCATGACTTGGACCTTCCCAACCTTCTGGTTTGATTAGGTCCGGCAATCCTAGTGGATTGGGTCTTTCAGGTTTTACTCCTACTGTTTTATTTAAGTTTGCTTTAAGTACTTCATCCCAAGCTTTGTATGGGTCAACGCCAAATGCGTCAAGAGTACCAATAGCAACTACACAAATATCGATAAGACCATCGACAATTTCTTCTGCATCGTCGTTAGTTAATGCTGCTTCAGTTTCCATAAGTTCTTCTCTTATGAATTTAATCCTGAATTCTAAATAGCTGCGTAGCTTTTCTGCATCATCTTGATTATCGTGCATCCATTTCTTTACACCATACTTGTATTGCATGTCTTGAATATCTTTTACCCAATTCATTATACACCTACTATTTTACTTGATGCTACTTGTATTCCACTGTCCATCTCTCTTACCTGGTCAACGATTTGGTCAACTGGGTCAACGATGAATAGCACAAATTTGTTATCAATAGTAATACCATCTTTAGCTTTTGTATAAGCCATAAACGGCATGAATCCAATCTTACCTTCTCCAGCTGGAATAAGTGAATATCCATCTGTGATTGTAATTGAATCTTCATTCTCTACTACTTTACCGATAACTTCCTCTCCTGAGGATAGTCTTACTAATTTCATATTTTTCTCCATATTAGTCTATTATACCACATTTTTACGTAAATGTAAACGTTTTTATCCAAAAAAATCCTCAAGGTTTGCTACTTCTTTCGAAGACCAGCCTACTGCTTCCAAGACTGGTTCAATAGGGTCAAGGAATGTTTTTTGAAATTGAGTCTCATGGTCTATGTATTTCCTTAAGCCAAACTCCTCTGGGAGGTAGGATGGAAAAGCAATAACATTTTCATGAATTGAATTTGGTTGGCGAAGATATAAGAACTTAATCTTCTCGCCGTTGTTAATGAGCTCGTATTTCTTTTTAAGTTGCATGTCTTCAATCAGTTTGTTATAGAGTATCGAGCCACGAACGTGAATAGGTGTACCTTTTTTATACAACGAATTTCTATCTTGAAACTTCTTAACTTGAGTTACTCCACGAGGAAATGCGATTTGGTCAGGGTCAAGAGTTTTGAAATAGTTTTTGAACTGTTCAATAGCTTCTTGTACTGTTCTTTCATCTTCTTTCATAATGACTTTGAATATATTTTTAAGAGCGTCACGACATGGTTCAGGTGTAGAAGACTTAATAGCTTCAATACCCATAATTTTAAGCTTTGGTTCTTTATATCTTACACCTTCGTTATCATGTACATTCATAATATATCTTTTCTTTGCAGTCCAAAGCGCACGGTCAGCGATTGCTTCACGTTTCATAACCATACGATTATCTACACCGCCAAGATATTTATACAGTTGGTCGTATGACTTTGCAAGCTCAGGTTCTAATGCTTCACTGGCAATTTTGTCTAGGAAATCGATTTTGTTTTCAGGTTTAAACTTCTGTACAAAATCATCTAGGCATACATACAACGAGTCTGTGTCGATGGCAATAACATAGTCTTTCCATTTTGCAGGTTTAAGCACTCTGTTAAGATAGGTGTTAAGTGAAAATTCGGCCCATCGAATTGTAAGTTGTCCGGTAAGGGTAATGGCTTCAGCAATCCTCTGGTCAAAGAATCTGAAATAACGATTGCCAAGAGCGCCATAAAGACTATTGAGTAAAATCTTAATGGCCATTTGTCTGTTTTCTGCGATTGCAATGTCTCTTTCGATTTGATATAGTTTTTGTTTGTCATTTTTATCTACCTGTTCTTTTTGTTTTTGAGCGTTAATCATTTCTTTTTTAATCCCTACACGCTCTTTGTACATTTCATCGATGATGAATGGGATTATACCTGGCTTATCTACATTAAAGTATTGACCATTTGCCGCAAGAGCTTTACCTCTATTAGGAGACATTTTATGCGAAGTGATTGCATCATCGATATCGAACTGAGTAATCTCTCCATTTGCAATTGTTTCTGGCGACATATTGTATTGCATAATGATTGAAGGATAAAGAGAGTTTAAGTCAAACGAAACAACATTATCATGTATTCCTACTTGTGGGTCTTTAACAAAGCCACCTGGATAGTTTGATTTAGTTTTATCTTCAACAAATGGTATAGCAATATTGTTAGCGAATAATCTTCGATAGATAATCGTATCCCATATCATTGTAGTACCAAATGTATCGTTATAATTAACTCCAGCTTTATAAGCCATCGTCATGCAAAGAGTAATCAATCCAAGTTTATCTTCGATTTTATCGACAAGCTCAACGTCTTTAATATTATAATCGATAAACTTTTGATGATTGTGTTTGTAAAGAGTATGGAGATTCGAATACTCATCGTAAGATAGTTTCTTTTCTCCAAGCACGACATGAGCAATGTTGTCGAGTTTGTATGATTCTTGTGGACCATACGAATAGCCAAACTTCTTAAATAGGTCAAGGTAATCAAGTTGAGATATACCTTTAAGTTCATAAGCAGTTTGAGTCCTTCCCATCTTAGTTACGTCTTGTCTATCAATCATTCCCCAAGGACTAAGTCTTTTGACATAAGCTTCTCCAAGCATACGATTGATTCTATTTACAAGATATGGAATATCAAAGAACCTTGAATTCCAACCAGTGACGACGTCAGGACAATATTGTTGAGATGACCAGTGAGTAATAAAGTTAATAAGTAAATCATCTTCACGGTCAAACTTACGATATACAACCATGTGGTCTTTCATATAAGATTTGTCAGTATCATAATCGCCTAAGCCCCAGACATAGTAAGTATTACCAATATTGTTTTTCATACAAATTGCGGTAATCTTATGGTCAGCTTTTTCAGGCTCAGGGAATCCGTCGTCAGAAGCAACTTCAATATCGATTGTTGATACATTGATTTTGTTTCTATCGAATTCAATATTACCAGGATAGTAATCATTAATGAATGCTGGAACGTACTTTGTGTTTCCGTATATTTTCTTACCAGACACTCCTTTGTTTGCTTGTACATATTCGTTTGCAGTCCTCATAGACTCGAATCTTTTACCAGCATTTGCTACACCAACAGGATTTCCATCAAGCGATTTCCACTTGGTAGGAAGATTAGTAGATGTAAAAAGGATTGGTTCGTATTTGACTTTCTTTTCAATTCGTCTTCCATGGTCATATCCTCGTAAAAGAATCATATTGCCATATCGAGACACATTAGTATAGAATTTCATCATATGTATATTATACCATAGTTTAGTTTAAATGTAAAGGTTTATTTGCATTTATTTTCAATTAAAGATTGGGGAGCAATTTCTTACTCCCCGCATGATTTAGTCAATTTGGTCTTAAATACTGTTATATTGCATTACCATTAACATTGGCGCTAATCCTAAAATTAACCCCGTAATAATAACAGCAAAGATAGTAGTTTTTAAGGCCTCGGCAACGTCTTCATATTTGTCAATAAAATGAGTTATATGTTTCATGTTGTTCTCCAGTAAATGTGTTGTGTACATATCTACTGAGTTTCGCTGCTCGCCAGTATATCTCTATTCAACGAGATATTCTTTCTTCTTTGATGCCCCAGCAGACCCTAATTCGATCTTTCTAGGACGCTTCTCTTCCGGAAGTTCTACTCTAGCATACACTACAAGTATTCCATCTTTCAAATCAGCACCGTCTATTACAACAAATTCTGAGAGTCGAAATGATTTCTCGAATTTGCGGGACGATATACCTTTATACGCGTATTCACGCGATACCGATTCCACCTCTCCCTTGATTTTCAATATACCATCTTTAAGTTCCAAGGATATATCCTTTTCTTTAAATCCAGCAATTGCTAGCTCAATGAGAAATTTCTCATCGTCTATTTTCACAACGTTATGTGGTGGATAGTTATCAGTTCCGGACCTCGCACTTTGATGAATCCTTTCCAGGTCTTCAAATAAAGTATCGAATCCGACGAATAGTGAACGTGGTACGTTCAAAGTATTTCTTACCATTTTTAGTTCCTCCTATATATAGCAAGGTTTGTTAGAGCCGGTCCAATACCGCACTCTTTCAGATATATTTATACAAGCTTAAATGCTAGTTTAAATAAATTTTGTTTATAAGTAGTGTTTTACTACTTTGTTTAATCTACCTGATTTCATGAATTTATGAAATAGTTTCCAGGCTCTATTAATTCTTTTCTCCATTGTTGGAATTCCCTATGTTATACTTAGGGCATAGTTCCCATTGAGTTTTTTCCTTAAAAGGAATCACCTTTATCTGTCTCAATGGTGCTAATTCTTTAGCCATCTCCGGCTTCATAATCGTTACTAAACCCCAGTCGGCGAGTAATGTTGCGATTGTATTTCGTCTTTGTACATCGTTCTCTAATAAACTAGATGGCTTTCCATCTAGCAAAAATAGTTCTTTAAAATGAACTATAAAATATCTACCTTGCTTATGTAAAATATGGCAAGATTGAAATAACTTCTGGTCTTTACGAGAAGCTACACCTATACGCGTTAGCGTTTCTCGTATCTTTAAAAAGTCATCTGGTTCTCTAAGAGAGACTTCAAGCATGCTACCTGGAGTCCAATCTTTTATTTGTATTTGAGTGTTATCGTTTTCCACCTTTATATATCCTTTGTTTCAATTGTTCAATTTGTTCATCATTAATTAGAGATAACGCTGATTTAGCTTTTTCATCACTATACCCATAATTTTCTTTGATGAGTTCAAGATGGTCAATATCACTGGCCTTAATCCATTTAGACCATCTTTTCTTCTTTCTAATTATATTTATAAGAAAATCAAACTGAACGCGATGGTCTAGGTGATGATGGATATTCATTTCATTAGCATACAATATAGT